GGGGACGTACCTGATCGGCCGCGTTCTCCACATTCACAGCGACGATGAAGCGCCAGTTTTAAGGGCGCAGCGAGTCCAGCGGACCAAGGCCGCGATCCGAGCCTATCCATCAAAATCGATGTTCGAGTGGAAGGAAAAAGCAGCATGAGGCGCAATGCATCGGTGGAGGAACGGGCCGCAAAGGTTCTGGTGCTTCATCGCCAGGGCTTCCCGCCGTTCAAGATCAGCAAGCGGGTAGATATGTCGTCGGCCGACGTGCGGGCCATTCTAGCCGATGCTGGCGTGAAGCTCAACGAGCCGCCGGCACAGCCCGCGAGAAACTGTTCGGTGTGGGAGAGCGATGACCCGGAGCGGCTGCGCAACGCCATCGTGCAGCGTGCCGCCGCTGGTGCCCGTGTGCGCCTCGCACAGCTCGAGCAGGAGAAGCATCATGTTTAGCGAGGCCATGCTGCTTGAGCAGAATAAGCGGCTCCGGGAGGAGAACGAGGAGCTGCGGGAGACGGTACGCCAGCTTCGTTCCAGCGATGGCGAAGAGCCTCTGCCGCCCGGTCTCCCTTATCTTACCAAAAAAGAGGAAATTGTCATCCGCGGATTGCTGCGCCGCCGCGGTACAGTGAGCCGTGAACAGCTCTACACCGACCTTTACGGGCACAACGGAGAGGTGGAGATACATATCATTGACGTGTTCGTCAGCCACATCCGGGGGAAACTAGAACAAGGTTCTGCTATTGCCATAGAGACGGTGTGGGGGCGCGGGTATCGCATTGTTAATCACCAATTAACTCAGGTTAATGAACAGTTAAGAGACGTGGTGGAAGCTGGTGTTTCGAGCAATTCGGAGCAGCGAGCAGCATGAGCAAGCACCTATGGATGCCGCTCGATATCGACGCCTACCTTGGCGACACCACGCATTTGTCGCGGTCGCAGCACGGCGCCTATCTGCTGCTGATCATGCGGTATTGGAAGGATCGCTGCCTGCCGGCCGACGAACGCCTGATCGCGAGCTACGCCCATATGACCGCTGAGGAGTGGGAAGCAGATCGACCGATCCTGGCGGCGTTCTTCGAAGACGGCTGGCGTCATCGGCGCATTGATGCCGAACTAGCGAAAGCCGATGAGATCACCAACAAACGACGTACGGCTGCTCAGCAACGGCATTCCACTAGCAATGCAAATGCAGAGCAAATGGATAGCAATAGCTCTTACACGCGCGTGCCACCTAAACCTAGAACCAATCCATCCTCACTTCGTTCGGATGGAAGCGCATCGGCAAAGCCGACGCCGCGCTCTGAGTTGGAAGCCGTGCTCGATACGGAACACGCCAAGGCCGTTGTCGAGCACAGGCAACGGCTTAGGAAGCCCCTCACCGCACGAGCAGCGCAGCTCCTTGCGACCACACTTGGCGCGTTCCGCGATCCGAACGCCGCGGCAGACACGATGATCGAGCGTGGTTGGCAAACGATCAAGCCTGGGTGGGGCGAAGACCATCCGTCGAGAGCTGGTCCGCCAGGAAAGCCCAAGACCGCCGCCGACTTCCTCCTCTCCGAAACCATGGATCGCGTAAATGGACACGATGGACCGCAAACAAGCAGTTGGCCTGATGCTGGCGAGTTTCCCGGCGTCGCAGTCTCAGGGGCAACTCGTCGCCTTGGCATACCTGATCGCCATTGAGGACAACTCCGACTACGCGATCAACTATGCGGCTCGGGAGTTCATCAAAGGCACCGTGCCGGATCATGACCGGCGCTTCGCCCCGTCAACGGCACAGTTCGCCGCCCGGGTGCAGCTTCACGACAAGAACGCGAGTCCGGAAGTGGTTGCGATGCTAGCCCGCAAGCCGGAACTTCTGGCACAGGCTGACTACCCACCCGAGTATCGCGCTGAGATGCAGCGGCGCATCCAAGCATTGCTCAACCCGAAGCTGCGCCGCATATCGGCCGGCGACCCTGAGGGCGAAGCTGACGCCGCATGATCCTTGATCAATACACGGGAATTGGAGGATGGGAATGAGCAGACCGGATGACATACCGCAGGACGTTTGGGACATGGCTGTTCGCAACATGGCCGCAGTTGGCTGGCGCGCTCCTAGTATGATCATCGGAGCCGCAAAATCTATCCTTGCGGAACGTGAGCGGTGCGCCGCCTTTGTCGAGACCATGGCGGTCTCTCGCGGTTATGCCGGCGGCATGGCTCGCGGTTCAGAGTTTGTGCCTCGCACCAATCCGTCTGGCTCTGCGAAGCAGCTAGCAGATGGCATCCGGCGAGGCGCTCCATGATCACTGGAGTTGACATTAGCGTGCGCCCTCGCGGGGGTGACAAGGCGTATCTCGTAGTTGGCTGTCGCTATACCAGCATGGGCGAATGTTTGTTTCCGCTCTGGCAGCGGCCGGCAGCCGGAACCATGTGGCAATGGGACGGCAACGTTGAACAGCCAACGGTAACGCCCTCCATAGATTGCCATGGAGGCTGCGGCAGGCATTTTACTCTCACTGCTGGAGTGCCGAGATGACCCCAGGCCACCCCATGACCTCTCCCCTCACCCTGACAGTAGACCCCAATGGCCGGAAGATGGCGAAGCCGGTTGAGGAAGTGGCGCGGGCTTGGTTTATCAGCGAGGGCGGTCCGAACTGCGATGGACTTGAGTGGGTCATGCGCGGTGATGAGGTCCGAGACGAGTATCGCCTCCACGCCCGCGCGGCCCTCAACACGCTTCGCCGTCTTGGCTTCATCAACGACATCGGTCTGGTCGCAATCAAGGCTGAGGAAGCTGTTGCGGCGTAGTCTTCACCTCTGATGCGAGGGCGATTGAGGAGCTGCGAAAAAATGGGGGTGGAAGTGCGGAAAACGCAGGAAATGCTAGGCGATCAGCCCAGCTCCGACTATACTAGAACGTGAGTCAAACGCAAAGGAAAATGAGATGGCTCAGAACGTGAAATTTGAAGACTGGCTCAAGGAAATCGATCAGCTCGCCATCAAGGCGGGTGCTGCTGACAAAGGGGAGTCCTATGTCGGCTGGACTGGAGAGGACTGTTGGCGCGACATGTACGATCACGATATGGACGCTGAGGAAGCGTGGGGCGAAGAAGAAGACGCGGCGCGTAGCATGCTGGGCTAACCTCCAACACCAAGGATCGATCCCATGAGCGAGACAGAGATGCGCGAGGTTGCCGAGGATGAGGCGGCGTACGGCCTGCTGTGGCGAATGCACACCACCGATAAGGCCATTCACGAGTGTCGCAGGCTGTTGCGTGACAAGATCGGGCGCGAGGGACAAGTCAAGGGCATTACGTGGGCCAACACCATGTTTGGGCCGAACCCTATTCCAGCTCTGGAGGACATGCCGTGACCGATTGGGAGAAAGCCGGCACCGATAATGGTTGGACAATGCCGCCTAGCGCTTGGTGGGAGAGATTGCCGATGGTCAGGCATTTTCGCGCGCTTGCCGGGCTCTATGCTGTTCATCGCTGGTATACAGCAGGCCCAGGCCTCATGGGTATCCGCACCGGCTACGACGAATGGGTATTGCACGGTATCTGGCACGCTTCCCTCCCCACCCCTCAATCCCCACAATCTCACAAAGGGAGGTACGACATGACGCACGACGAACAACCGCAATCTCTCAAAGACGACCCGATCACCTTTCTAGCCGAACAGGCTGCGCGGATCGATTTGCTTGAAAAGCAGGTTGCCGCATTGATGCATATTCACGACGCAAAGCTGCCGCCCGGCGTGCAGCATGCGTGGCCTAAGGCATCCCCCTCCGATCTAACGAAGGGGGCAGGGACGTGAAAGGAATGGCATATCGTCTGGCGCTAAAGCTCTGGCGCACCGACGAGCTATTCACTGCGTGGCCTTATGGCCCGCCGAGTGCGGGGTTTCGATATGGGCTAGCGTGGGCACTCTACCATTGGTCAATCCGCGAGGGGGCAGGGACGTGAGCGAGTATCTTGGACTGTACCGCGTGACGATGGAAAACATCCAGGGAAGAGCGGATGGCTGGGATGTTCATGTGTTGGCTTCCGATATGGCGGATGCAATCGCCCTTGCGACGGAGGAAAACCCAGTATGGAGAGACGCTGGCGTGACCGTCCGTTGGCTCCCGACCCTGCGCCGCGAAACTGCCAAGAATACTGCTCCAATCGCGGACGAAAAGCAAGATAACTCGTTGTAATCCAAGGGGAACACATGGCACGCGGCGGCAAGACATCGAGTAGGCTAGTACCGGATCCGTCCATGACGGCGGCTGAGTTCTATCACCAGCAATCGACGGAGTTTGAGCGGGCCAACCGAGCGCGGTCAAAGCCCAATCTCAACGTGGGCAAGGTCTGGGTCGAAGAGAACGCCATGACCCGCATCGGCGCCCTGTGCTTCATTCGCAAGCCCAAGCGCGAGGATCACCACGAGAGGGCCGCAGAGCGGTTCAAGGACGCCTACGAGGCGCTGTATGGCTCTGGCGTGCCTGCGCTCGACAACAGCCGCCCCGTGGTGGATCGCAGCCCCGTAGCGCACGATAGCGGCATGGCGGCGAAGCTCGACCGGGGAAACGACATGATCGCGCTCGTCAGTGGATTCCCATTACACAACATCAAGGCTATTCTGTCGCCGGAAGCTGTTGACCGCCTGGTGGCATGTGTCGTGCTCGGCATTCCATGCGGGGAGGGGCGCCACTGGCGCGACCGTGAGAAGGCAATCGACGCGCTGCTCGGTGATCTGGACGCGCTATGTGTACATTGGCAATTGTGAGGATGAGGACGATGGCATGAGCGACGACATTGCAGAAACGGCCCGGGCTTCAGCAGAGGAATTTGCGCGGATGAATCCCAGCCTCGCAAGCTTGGCGAAGGTAATGGAGTATCAGTTGGCGGCCGTCATCAAGACGGAGCGCGAGCGACTGACGAAAGTTTCCGTCGATGCTGCAGCAGCAGCCATTAGCGGTGCCATACTCGATGAACGTGAGCAGTGCGCTTCTCGCCTCGACCAGCTTGCCGCTGCCATCCGCAGAGGTGAAGCATGACCGAACAAAATGCTCAGATGAAGTTGCGCCTGCCGCCGGGATTAAAAGCCGCGATTGAGCGGCATGCCCATGAAAACCGCCGAACGATGAACGCGGAAATCGTCTATCGGCTAGAGGCCTATGAGCGGGAGTTGCGCGTTGCCGCCGCATACAACCCAGCTCCGTCGCGCGACTGGCTAAATGTCGCCTCTACCGTAATCGGTGATGAACTTGCTGCGAACGCTGGTCACACATCCAGAGCGGAAGCGCTTCGTGCCGCCATCGAACTGTTCATCGAGACGCACCGTGTCGCCTCTTAGCTTATTTCTTCGGCGCCTTCGGCGACTGCTTCCCCGCGAGCAGATCATCAAGAGCCTGCCTGAGTTCCTCTGCTACCGCGCGGTTTACGCCGAAGTCGATAATGCCCTTCTCGGTCTCAAGGACGACAACACCGACGAGCGGCTCTTTTGAAAGCAGCATGTAGCCGCTTTGGAGCAATTTATTGGGGGTGTGCTTTTCCATGGGGGCCGATGTTAGCACGCCTTGACATGGTGCGCGAACAATTCGATAAGGCATCAACTGGCGCTTCGCGCCCAAGATTGCCCCGGCTGGTGTGTCGGGGCTTTTGGTTCCAGCCGCAAGTGTAGAACTACCCCGCCGAGGAACACTCTGGTTCAGCCAGTGACGTAGGTGGGAACGCCGTGCGATACGGCTAGCGGCACCAGTGATTTGCCCCGGCCATGTGCTGGGGCCACCGGGTGGGCAGCTGAGAGTCCCAACCTGCCGTCGCGAAAGCGGCCTACAAGGGAAAGCCAGCAACCCGCTTCGGTTAACGCCGTGGCGGGTTTCTCATTTTCCCCCAGAGGAATATGCCATGATCCATTTGCGCCTCCGCTTCATCATGCTCATCGCCCGCGTTCTTCGCGTCCCCATCGACGTTCGCCCCGGCTACTTTGCGCGGTAGCTTTTGCCAGAATTGTGATGGCGCATCATGGGTTTGCGAGCAACACACCAACCATCCATGGAACGGCATAAGCACTAGAGCTGACGCATGCAGCCATGATTGTGGCGTGCCGTGCCCGGACTGCAATCCGATGTATCGACCAGAACCACGCGACCACGCCATTGAGCAGTCGCAGGAGTTAGACCGATGGAAAAGCCTAAAGTAGGCTTAGACAGGTCGAAGACCGGCCGCGCCAGGGGTACACCCAACAAGACCACTGCATTGCTCAAGGATGCGATTCTGAGGGCGGCGGAGGCAGCCGGTGGCCCCGATGGGCTAGTTGGCTACCTACAGGCTCAGGCGACGGCTAATCCAGGCCCGTTCATGGCGCTGCTCGGCAAGGTTCTGCCAATGCAGATCGGCGGCGACCCTGACAATCCCGTCGTGGTCTCAATCACGCGTCGGATCGTCAACGCCAAGTGATCGGACGCGATCTCGTGATCGATACGGCGCCGGCATTCGTGCCGCTGTTAGAGCCCGCTCGCTACAAGGCAGCGTATGGCGGACGCGGTTCGGGCAAGTCGCATTTCTTCGCTGAACTGATGGTTGAGGACAGCTTGGCCAACAAAGGCCTGCGCAGCGTCTGCATCCGTGAAGTCCAAAAGGACCTGAAAGACTCGGCCAAACTCCTAATCGAGGACAAGCTGTCGAAGTTCGGCCTAGGGCAGGCCGACGGCTTCAAGGTGTTCAAGGAAGAGATACAGACCCCCGGCGATGGGCTGATCATCTTCAAGGGCATGAAGGACTACACAGCCGACAGCATCAAGTCGCTGGAAGGTTTCAATCGCGCCTGGGTAGAGGAAGCCCACACGTTCTCCGACATGTCGCTAGGCATGTTGCGACCGACCATTCGAACTGATGACTCGGAGTTGTGGTTCAGCTGGAACCCGCGTCGAAAGACGGACGCGGTTGATCTGCTGTTTCGCAAGACGCCCCCAACGGGCAGTGCTGTGGTCAAGGCGAACTGGTCGGACAATCCGTGGTTCCCGAGCGTGCTTGAGCAGGAACGCCTCGACTGCCTCAGGGACAATCCTGATCAGTATGAGAACATATGGAACGGCGGTTACGTAACGATTGCTGCCGGAGCATACTACGCCAAGGCGCTCGCCGCGGCAAAGCTGAACAACCAAATCGGCCGTATCGGTGCCGACCCGCTCATGACGAAGCGGGCATTCTTCGACATCGGCGGGACGGGTGCAAAGGCCGATGCTGTTGCCATCGGCGTGGCGCAGTTCGTCGGTAAGGAAATCCGCCTGCTCGACTATTACGAGGCATCGGGACAGCCGCTCGCTACTCATGTGCAATGGTTGCGTAGCCGGGGCCACGACAAGGCGCTGCTCGTTCTGCCGCACGACGGCGATACCAACGACAAGGTCTACGACGTTTCCTACCGGAGCTATCTCGAGGAAGCGGGCTTCGAGGTTGAGGTAATCCCCAACCAGGGCAAGGGCGCGGCAGCAATGCGCATCGAAGCTGGTCGCAGATTGTTCCCGAGCATCTGGTTCAACGAAGAGACGACCGGCCCGCTGCTCGAAGCACTCGGCTGGTATCACGAAAAAAAGGACGAGGCCCGCAACATTGGCCTTGGTCCTGAGCACGACTGGTCATCGCACGGCGCCGACATGTTTGGGCTGATGTGTGTCGCCTATGAGGCGCCTGAGAAGGCCAAACCCAAGGCTAAGCCGCGTGACCCGAGGAGCTTCGTATGACCGTTGAGTTCTATGATCGCACTATGGGCTGCCGTGATGACAAGTATGCTGTTGAAGTCGTTAAGGAGGAGATTGCGCGATCTGGTTTTGTAATCGACCGGCTGAAGCCCATCGCGGCATGCAAGCATGGCCCGTACTGGCATTACACCGTGCCGGTTAGGCAGGTTGCGGCTTGATGGCAGCCAAGCTCTCCGAGACCGAGCTAGAGGCGATCATCGCCCAGCAGATCGCGCTTGCCAAGTCGCATGACACGCGAGAGCGAGCGACGGCACGCGACAAGGCGCTGGACTACTATTTCGGCAACATGGACAAGTATGTTCCGCCGGAGACCAACCGCTCCAAGGTTGTTTCACGTGACGTAGCCGACACCATCGGCTGGCTGATGCCCGAGTTCATGCGCATCTATACCGCATCTGGCCGCATGTTCGTTGCCGAGCCGAGCGAGGAAGAAGACCTCCAGTACGCTGAGACCGTCACGGACGGCATCAACTACGTGTTCTGGAAGGAAAACGAGGGATACAACAACGTTTACGATGCCACGTGGGACTCGCTCATGCATGGCGATGGCATCGTCAAGACGTTCTGGGAAGACACGCCGGTCTATGGCCCTGCAAAGTACCACGACGCGCTGACTGAAGACGAGCGCGCCATGCTGTTGCAGGACGATGATGTTGAGGTGCTGGCCTCGACGGAGAACCCCGCTCCAGAGCAGCCTCCTCAGCCCGGCATGATGGATCAGATGCCCATGCAGGGCTCTCCGCCTATGCCTGGGGCGATGGATGCTGGATTTGGGCAGATGGCCACCCCGCAGCCGACCTATGATCTCAAGGTCCGACGCAAGAAGGCTGACGGCCGCTACACGGTGACGGTTATCCCGCCCGAGGATTTCCTGATCGACGCCGATGCGACGTGCATTGAAGACGCGGCGTTCAAGGACCACTGGCAGCGCAAGACCCGCTCAGCCCTGATCGAGATGGGCTACGACAAGGAAACGGTCTGGTCGATCCCCGAGGCCTCGCGCAACGAAACGCCTGAGGCCCAGGCTCGACGCTCGTTCGACAATGCCGATGCCACCGACAAGAGCATGCAGCTCGTGGATTACCACGAATGCTACGTCATGGTGGATGCAGACGGTGACGGTGTAGCCGAAATGGTCCGCGCTTGCTTCGCTGGCCCCGGCGGCACGGCCAAGGGGTCGCTGCTGGATTGGGAAATCTGGGAAGACGAAGACCCGTTTGACAATATCCCGTGCGAGCCTATCCCGCATCGGTTCGGCGCCCGATCGGTCGCAGATGAAGAGATCGACGTGCAGGACGTTAAGACCGTTCTGACGCGGCAACTGCTGAACAACATCTACTGGTCCAACAATCCCCAGCGCTTCGCCAAGGGGAACATCAAGAACCCCGATCAGCTCGACAACCCGACGTTCGGCGGCACGGTGTTTGGCGATGCCAATGCCTCGCTGGAAAACCTCGAAGTCCCCATGGTGGCAGATGCCGCCTTGCAGGGTATCCAGATGATGGACGAGGTTTCCGCCCGGCGCACTGGCGTCAATTCGCAGTCTATGGCGCTCGATCCCGAGACGCTTCAGAACCAGTCCGCGACGGCCAACAACAATGCCATGGCGGCCTCTCGGTCGCAGCCTGAACTGATCGCCCGCAACATGGCGGTAGGCTGGTCCAAGGTGGGCCGCAAGCTGCTGCGACTGATGAACAAGCACGACGGCAAGCCGCGTACCATCCTGGTCAAGGGCAAGCCTGTCCAGATCGATCCGCGCCAGTGGAACACCGACATGCACGTGTCGATCAACACGGGCCTTGGCACCGGGTCGCGCGACAAGGACGCCATGATGCTGGGGCAGGTGCTTCAGCAGCAGTTGCTCTACACCGACCGCATTGCTCAGGCCTTCCCCGCCAAGGCGCTCGACATGCTGCCGTTCATCCACAACACGGTGACGAAGTTTGCCGAGAGCGGCGGCTTGCAGAACCCGGAACTGTACTGGCCCGAGATCAGCCCCGACGAGATCGCAAAGGGCAAAGAGCAACTGGCCGCCAAGGCACAGCAGCCCGACCCGGCAATCGTTCTGGAGCAGACCAAGGGGCAAATCCAGTCCCAGCTCAAGGACAAGGACGTTCAGGCTCAGATGGCCGTCGAGCAGGGCAAGCAGCAGACACAGCAGCAGCTCAACACGCTCGAAAACCAGCGTCAGACCAATCAGGAGCAGGCGCAGTTGCAGGCCGACCTCGCAACCAAGGAGGCTGATCGCCAGCATGCGCTGCAACTGGCTACCGTCAACGCCCAGCTTGAGGCGCAGAAGCAGGACAAGGAATTGCAGTTCAAGATGTGGGACGCCGAGCAGAACCGCCAGCTTGAGCGCGAGAAAATGGCGAATGCGGCCAACATTGCTGCGATGAAACCCAAGCCGACGCCCGGCGCCTCAGCGGCGAACTAGGAGAGCACCATGTCAGCGTCAGTTACCGACAGTTTCACCGGCACGGCCAATGGCACGCCAGTTCTGGTCAAGGACGGCATTCTGGAAATCTCCGGCACGTTCGCCGGCACGATCCAGTTGCATGTCGATGCGCTGGGCAATGGCACATATGCGGCAGCAGCGGATAGCAGCGGGGCTGCATTGTCGATCACCGGCCCGGTGTCGATGCGCATTTCCAATGGCGTTGCATGCAACGTCCGCTCGGTGTGCTCAGCATATACGTCCGGCACCGCTGTAGTGTCGATCCGGAATAGCTGATGACCCTCGGGCCGATCCTACAGCCGATATTGCAGCCTGTGCTCATGAGCGCCCTAGGACAGGGCGTGGGGGCGCCTGACTACCGGATCGGCCTCGGCCGCAACAACGTTTTTGGCACCTTCACCAACTCCGGCGCCGGTCCTGATACCGGCACCACAGCGAAGCACTATACGATCAAGGGCGCAGCAACCGCGCTCCAACTCATCATGACAAACCTGTCGTCCACGGTCGGGGGCAACGGGACCGTCGAAACCGCCGCGCCGAACGCCGTCGCCACGGTCAAGGCCACGCTGGAGTATCCGCTCGGCACCACCCTGAACTCGCTCACAGTCGCCGGCGTCAGCTCATGGTCACTGGCGGCGGCGAATGCGCCCGTGGTCAGCGACACCCTCGATGTGCCGATCGCTGACGGTGGCGCGGCGCGGGTCCGCTACTATGCTGCGGTCGGCGCTGGCGAGATCATGAAGTTCAACTCTATGATTGGACTTGCGACCGAGAGCAGCAACCACTCGACCCAGTTTGGGGATGGTACCGACAAGACTGGTGTCACCGGGACTTTCGCAATTACGGGCCCGAACGGCATTTTCGCCTATGCGCCGCCCCTTCTCGTTGGCCATGTCGAGGGCGGCGAGTGTTTCTTGTTCGAAGGGGACAGTATCGGCGCGGGGCGGGGCTTCAACGGGAATACGGTGTGGCAACCGCCGCTTAAGAACCTGTGGGACGCGGGGTTCGCGACCGGCCGCATCAACTCCATCAACGCCTCGCTCAGTGGGGCGACTGACATCGTGATGGTGTCCGGAACTGCTTCCGTCGATGCTAAGGTCCGCTTGGCTTTGTGGTCGTATGCCACCCGCATCATTGACGAGCTGGGCATCAACGACATCGCGTCTGACACGGTATGGACCCAGCTCGCGGCCCGCAAGCTGCAGCGCGGCGCACAGGCACATGCGCGCGGCAAGAAATACTACGTCACCACGTTGACGCCGCGAGTGACCAGCACCGACAACTGCATCACTATCGCAAACCAGACCAAGTCGGCGCACGAGACGAAGCGGACGACCTACAACGACTGGGTGCGTGGCGGCTGTCAGGTCGATGGCTCCGGCAACCCCGTAGTTTCGGGCGGCACGCCGAGCCCGAACATCGACGGCTTTATCGACTTCGCGTCCAAGGTCGAAGTCGATGCCACCAACGCTCTGACTGTAAATGGCGGACTGTGGAAAGTGCCGGCCGCGGCCTTGTCAGGCCCGCACACTCTCACAGGAACTCCCACCACTACGTCGTTTTCGGTCGGCACCACGCCCTGGACTGCCAACAACGAGGTAAGCCGCGTGGTAAAGATGCTGACCGGCGCCAGAGCCGGTCAGGTGGCGGTGATCTCTGGGAACACGACAAACGGCCTGACACTTTACACCAACGGCAACACCACTCAGTCAGGTGCGGCGGTAACCGGTTTGTCGGGCGCTCCGGCCGCCGCCGACACGTTTGAAATCTGGGACGTGAAGACGAACGAAGGGCTGCATCCGGCGACGGCCGGCCATGCCGACTGCTCGGGCGCGGTCGATCCCTGGCTGACGGCGCTCGGCTTGTGAGCCCTACGCCCCACGCCCATCCAGCAAGTGTGTCGTGAGGTTCGCATGACGCCCGATCAGATCGCATCGCTGGCTGCAAGCCTCAAGGACAATGAGGCATTCCAACTCGCGCTCAGCAACACACGCAGCGAGGCGCTTGAGGCCCTTGCGACGATCAAGCGCGACGATGAAGAGGCATTTTATCTCGCGCAGGCCACGGTGAAAGTGGTCGATTATCTTCGGGGCAATCTGGAGCAGTTCATCCGCTCCGGGGCGCCCAAGAAGCCCGCTGGGATCGCGTGATCCTGTAACCCTCGCCAGCACCCCGGGAACGGACTGGCATTCCAAAGAGATGTGACATGGAGAACGATGCCCCCGAGGACAGCGAGAGCCTGACTATCGATCAGGCCGCAGCCGCTTACACCAAGTCTCAGACCACGGCAGTCCCCAAGGATGACGCCAAGGTTGAGGATGAGGCGCCAAGCGACGACACGACCGACGAAGAATTGCAGGAAGGCGACGAGCCGGAGAGCGAGACTGAGGACGGCGAACCCGCTGAGGAAGATGACGCCGAGCAGGGCGAAGACGATGAGCCGGAGTCCGATCAGGGACGCTTCGTGGCAGACAATGCCAAGGTGCGACTTGCTGACGGCACGGTGACCACCGTCTCCGAACTCAAGCGCGGCAGTCTCCGAGAGGCGGATTATACGCGAAAGACCCAGGAAGTAGCAGCCAAGGACAAAGAGGTTGCTGCCCAGTCTGAGCGCATCGCATCTGAAAAGCAGCAGATCGAGCAAATGCGCGAGTACAACATCTCGCTCATTAAATCGATCATTCCCCCCGAACCCGATCCGAACAAGGCCAATCCGAGCCACCCTGATTACGACCCCGCCGGCTACCAGGCCGAACAGGTCGCACGTCAGCAGTGGGCTCAACATCTCGCATACCTCGAAAGCCAGCAGACGCAGGCTCAGCAAGAGCGTGCCACGAAGGCCAGTGAGACCGAGAAGGAAACCGCCAACCGCGAATGGACCACCCTCACCGAAAAGCTGCCTCACCTCAAGGACAGCAAGCGGGTGGATGCCTTCGTGGCCGAGATCACCAAGACGGCTCAATCCCTTGGCGTGAAGCCAGAGGAGATGAAGCTGATCGCCTTGGACCATCGCTATGCGATGGCACTCTACAAGGCCGGGAAATGGGATGCGCTGCAAGCGAGCAAGCCGAAAGTGGCAACGAAGGTTGAAGGCCGTCCGTCCGTGATCAAGGGCGGCAAGCGGCAGAATCCTTCCGAGTCCCGTGCGCGCGCCGCGACCGATGCGACCAACCGTCTGCAATCATCGGGCCGTCTTGACGATGCCGTCGCGGCCTATCTCGCAATCCAAAAATAGGACCAATCCAAAATGGCTGCTATCGCCAATACCGTGCTCACCACGGCGGCGGTCGGCAACCGTGAGGAACTCGACAATATCGTGTCGATGATCACCCCCACGGATACGCCGATCTACACCATGGCGGGCAAGGACAAGCTTGCCTCGAAACACCCCGAGTGGGAAATCGAGAGCCTTCGTGCTCCCCGTGAAAACGCCAACCCTGAAGGTGGCGAATTCGACTTCGACGCCCAGACTGCTCCCACCCGTGTCGGTGGGCGCACCCAGATTTTCCGCGATACGTGGATCTACTCCGGCACTCAGCAGGCAGTGGATAACGCGGGCAATCAGGAAAAGGCCGCCAAGGCCAAGATGAAGGCCGGCATCAACGTTCGCAAGGACATCGAACTTGCCATCGTCACCAACACTGCATCCACCAACTCCGATCCTCGCTACATGGGCGGTCTGCCGTCGTGGCTCACCACCAATGTGTCTCGCAACTCGGGCTCCAATGGTGGCTTCAGCGGTTCCGATACCGTTGCCGAGAGCACCGGCACCCTGCGTGCCTTCACCAAGGCGCTCATCGATACCGTGGCCCAGGCCGGCTATAATGCGGGGGCGAACTTCTCTGACCTCGTGTTGTCGCCCTACAACAAGTCGGTCTTCGTTACCCTCATGTCGGACACCAACGTCGCGGCGTTCCGTTATGCCGCTTCCGAGACCGGCAAGAACACCATCGTCGGCACCGCCGATGTCTACGAAGGCCCGTTCGGCAAGCTGACCGTGAAGCCCAACCGCGTCATGGCGAATTCCGCGGCCGTCGCTCGCCGTGCCTACTTCCTCGACCCCGACATGATTGCCTGGGGCTCGCTGCGCCCCATCCAGGAAGCCGAGACTTCGGCCACTGGTGACAGTCAGAAGGGCGTCATCCTCGGTGAGGGCTGTCTGAAGGTTCGCAATGAAGCCGGTCTCGGCGTCATCGCGGATATCTTCGGCCTGACCTCGGGCACGTAAGGGAAAGCGCAAAAAATGTCCATCAAACCGATTACCACGACTGCCGCGCTTACCCTCAAGCGCAACGTTCATGCCGGCGCCTGGGTCGTTCTCGATAACGCCACCGGCAAGATCATTACCCTTCCGGCGTCCGCCGGTACGGGCGACAAGTACAAGGTGTACGTCAAGACGACCGTCTCGTCCGGCAACCACGTCATTCAGGTTGCCAACGGCACGGATGTCATGTTCGGCGGCGTTGCGCTCTCGACCGACATTGGCGGCACTAACATGCTGTCCAACGGCACCAATGACACCATCACCATGAATGGCGGCACCCAGGGTGGCCTCGCCGGTTCGTGGGTTACCTTCGAGGATGTGGTCACTGGCTTCTGGAAGATCGAGGGTTTCCTCGTCTGCACGGGCACCGAAGCGACGCCGTTCTCGGCCGCCGTCTCGTAACCATCGCCATGACCTTGAGCCTCGCTTACGAGCGGGGCTTTTGTTGAACCCATACAGGAGGGCATCATGCCCGCTGCTGACAAGACCGACAAGAAGATCATCGTTGAACTGAAGCGCGCCCACTGGATTGGCGAAGAGCGCCACGAGCCGGGTGAGCTGCTGGAAGTCGATATCGACACCGCCCTTCGTCTTGTCGAGCGCGGCGTTGCCGCCCGCACGGACCCGTTGAAGGCGGAATGACATGGACGGCAACTGGACGTTCTTCGATTACGATCCGGAGACGCGCACGAAAGTGCATTTCCGGCTCCGCGACGACGGACGTACCGAGTTTCACGTGGAGCAGAACGTCGATCTGATCCTTCAGGCAAATGTTGAAGCCGAGAAGCTGACGCATGGTACCAGACTGCCGGACTGGAATCGTGTTGCATCGATCCCGCTGCGCATGATCGAAAAGACCAGCCTCGATGTTGCGATCCAGATGGGCGACGATAGGTACGTCTCCAGGGTCCTGAACGATAGCGACAATAGCAAGCTGCGCACGAGCAGAGGCAAAGTCTGATGGCTGCTATCGTAAGCTATGCGACACTCTCGACGGCCATCAATGACTGGCTGGTGAAGTCCTATTCCCAGGGCCAGCTAGACCAGTTCATTGGCTTGGCCGAGGGTGAATTCCGCATCAAGTTCGGGCCGAATTTCGCGCTGGAAACAGGGCAGGC